TTTTTTGAATACCATCCCATCACGGTCCATGCACAAAAGGCAGGCTCGGCTACCATTACTATGCCAAATATATTCGGTGATAAATGGATTTTTGTGAGTTGCTGCAATGAGGCTTTGCTGATAGCCATGCTGAACCAAAGTCCTTGCCAGTCGCTGAGCATTATAGTCAACTTGCTTTTTGTAAATCTTTATGCCATCTTTCATGCGAAGATTCCAAGGAAGCCGAGCGCTTGGTCTTACATAAGATTCAAGGTCTTTGGCAATCTCATAAATGGGTTTATTCTCAGCAAGCCCTCTTGCCATTATCTGATAAATATCTTTAAGCGTTTGTTCATTGTCACTCCAAATTCTTGAACTTAAACTCCAACCACTTTCATAAATTTGACCAGTAATAAGATTTCGTACAATCTCATCGGGTACATAACTAAATGCTGCATTCAATCCATCAGCAGAAAAACCAAAATCAGCAAGCCACTTAACATTGTCAGCAATTACTGCATCAGCAACCGTATAAATGTTCGTTCTAATTTTTCTATATATTTCATTGGAAATTTCCTGACTTGTGGCTCTTAATTGCTTCTGCAGCTCTCTGTAATATCGTTCAGATATTGGAGCACTTGCAGTGGATTTGCGAGAGTAGTATTTAGCTCTCTCACCAATCTCATCAGCCCAATCTTCATAGAGCTTGGCAATCTCTTTTTTCTGGGATGCCATAATAGCATTTCTCGCCGCTTCAGCATTTTTGAATATCAGCTTGTTACCCGCCATTATGGCACCCTCCTTTCTTAAAACATATTGTTGTCATCATCTGTTGATTCATCAACTGGCTCATCGATATTAAGTTCATCCTGATTTCCTATACCACCAGAAGGATATGGCTCAGTATTACCGCTAGCTATAAATGAACTTTCTTCAAGTATCTGCCTTTCAAGTGCAATCTGTTCAAGTTCCTCCTGAGCTTCGTCATCAGTCAAACCTCTCCACTTCTTCATATAAGCTTTACGGCTCATAGTCCTAGATTCAACCTCGGCCAAATCCATATTTCTCTCTTCAATTTCATCTTCAGGAATGGGAAGATTTCCAACAACAGAAACTTCATATGCAACAGGACTAATTACATCATTTGTGTATTTTTTAATGCAGTTTGGGTAAACTATTGCACCTTGCAGAATGATGTCAACCATTTTTCTGAGCTGTGGTCCCCATACCTTCATTTTCTCTTTACACCTTACAATCAGCGGCCAGTAAATCGCTTTAAGTGCTTTGCCACTTGTGATTGTAGCTTGCACTTCTTCAATATCAGGCATATCAACTTGGTCATAAGCTGATTTCTTTATTCGTTTAAGTGTAGTGTCAAGAGAGGCGCTGTAGTTCATGCTTGGCTCAAGCAAACCAACTTGTGGATGCGCATGGTCCAAGTTCTGGTCTGAACCTAAATCCCAGAAAGCACCAGCTGCAGTGGAAAGATTCTTCGTAGAATTTGGCTCCATATCCACGGTATACTTAGTAGGATTCATTGACTTTCTCTGAGCATCAATATCTGCATTGGACAATTTACTATACCAAGATTCTTCATCTTGCAGAGTCTCAATTTCAGATTCGCCTTTATCCTCGCCAGACAGACCATCGTTGATGATGATACATACCGGAATCATAGGCATCAGAGTTTTCTGATATTCAGTTATAACCTCTAATTCTTTTCCGGCTCCATCGTAAAGAACTTCTTCTAGATATACCTCGTCATCAATAAGCTCAAACTTCTTTTTGAAGATTCGTTTCTCATTTAATGTAGCGCTGTCCTTTACAATGATAAAACACACAAACTTAGTTATTATATTCGGATTGCCTATCTTTGTGTCATAGATAAATTGCGTAGAAGGAAGGAATGTAATTGTTACTCCATCCTCCTCATTGAAATTTACCAAACAAGCAATACGCTTACCGATGAAGCAGTCCTTAGCCGCCTTGATAAGAGCTTCCTCAAAATTATTCTTATCAAGAATTGTTTTAACCAAGTCATTCATGACAGTCAATGCGTTCTTTGTATCATCGGTAATCTTGCCGACATCTCCCTTGGGCTCAACCGTAATGTCAGGTGGCTCAGCAAAGAGGAATCTCGCTTCCTTATTGATAAGGGTTGCGGCTATCTTGTAATTAAGCTTGGCAGGTACATAGTCACCGTTTGTTCCCTCTGCTGCAAAGCTTGCACCTTTCTTATACACTTTATAGTATTTGCAGATTTGTGTCATCTCGTCCAAAATGTCTTTTGCTGCACCTGAAGCTTCTGCATTTATCAATGCATAAGGAATACGGTTGAAAGCTGTTAAGACTTCAGTATTATTTTCGGCCGCTTGGACTTTAGCCTCTTCACTAGCCATCTTCTATTACCTCCTTAAATCAAATGTAAGATACTTTCATCAACCGCACCCATTACAGCACTGTGCCTGATTTAGTAGTGATAAATGCGTCAAAACCGGCAGCCTTAACTTTTGCAAGCTGAGCTTCAGCGTTTGCTTTTACGCTATATGCACCTACCTGAACTTTATACAGTCCATCAACCTGAGTAATAAACGCATCGAAGCCTTTTGCCTTTACAGCTTTAAGCTGATTTTCTGCATTCTCTTTCTTTGAGTATGCTCCAATCTGTACTCTATATAGTGTACCATTAGATGCAGGTTTCTTAGGCTCAACAGTAGTTATACCACCAAGTTTAGCAGTAACCTTAGCAGCAAGGTCGCCCATACGAGCATACATCCAATCACCAGGGCAGCTCTTGTTTGCAAACCAACGATGAACTGTAAGTACCATTTCATCTGCGGCCGGCTTATAAGCTAATGTCTTATCTTTATCACCAAGCCAAAGCAGTTTAGTCTTTCCATTACGCTTACAAATATCTACACACAACTCAATGAGCTTGTTGTATACAACGTCTTTAAATGCATAAGGGTGGGTTGTATCGGATGCGCACTCTATTGTGACTGCCCTTTGGTCATTCTCGTTAGACGAACTGCACCAAGAACGATTCTTTTCTTCAACATACATTCCAACTCGTCCATCGGCACCAATACCATAATTGCTTGATGCTCGTCTTTCTTTTGAAGCAAAGACATTACCAAGCGCTTCTACACTACACTGACCAACTACGCAATGTGGAGTAATACGGTCAATTGCATGTGTTCTCTGCCCTGAATGATTTGGGCTAAGCTTTATATAATTTACCAATGGACTATTGCTCATCTTCTTCACTTTCCTTTTTTTCTTCACCTTCCTTTTTTACCCTTGCAACATCAACCATTCCTTCGCCTATGATGTAGGCAATTAAAACTGCACTTGCAGAAACAACTGATATCACTTGTTCAATGGTCAACTCGTCTACCTTAAAAGCGACCAATATTGCCATAATAAAACCTGTTACCGCTGCCCAAAATTTTCTGCTTGTTAATTTTTGCTTCCAATTAATTTTCACAATCTTCACCCCCGATTCTGTTGACTTATTTATCTATTTGCTTTTCCTTTCGGTCCTCTTTATCCCATTCCCTTTGCATTCTCTTCTCCTTAGTTGTCTTTATCCATCCACAAATTCCACACTCGCCAATAATAGCTGCAATAACTGCACATGCATAAGTTTCAGGAATAGCACCACAAAGCTTGAATATCTCCAACATCTGATAGTTAAACCAGACAAAGAACAATCCGACGCAAATAAGCACAATGTTCAATGTACCTATTTTGCCAAACCATTCTTTTATTTTCTTAAAGATGCTTTTTTGTTTTCGCTTCTTTTGAACTCCCATAAAGCACCTCCATCAACCAGCTCTACTATTAAAGTTCTTTTCTTTGACATCAGCGACTGTCACTGTATCAAGCGCATACCAAATAGCTGAGAAAGTGTGAGGGTCAATGTTAAACTCATCATATACCGTATCACCATTCGGCTTCTTTAAATACGTCAAATCCTTAAGTTCACGTATTACATTCTTACACTTAGGACTACATATTATCTTCTTAAATCGCTTTATCTTTCTTGTATTAGATAACCTTGAACCTGCAAACTTATTTCTGCAAGCACGAATTCTAAATCCATTTTGCCTGTAGTATGTAATTGCTTTAGGGTCCTCGTTATCTGCTACAATCATTTTGTTATAACCTGCTTTATACAAGTCATCCAATCGCTTTTTTAGAGCTTGCATCTCTGGTAGATTTGCAAACACATCATCTGTCACATGATTCATATAGATTTCATCCCATATATACAAGATGCCGTTCTTCAAATCTACACTCATACTGACAACAGCGTTATACGATTCCTCAAAACCAAAGTCAAATCCAAAGTATTGATTCTCAGGCCCAAGTCTTATTATCTCTTCCTTAAACTTCTTAGCGTCACTTGCTACTTGGAACTGAGGCAATACTCTTGTACCACTTGGACCAAACCTTCCCCATCTTGCTATTCGATACAATGGATAATCATATGTCTTAATTTCTTCCAAACGTTTTATATACTGAAGAGGCAACCAGGGGTTATCATCGGGTATACTATGATGATAATATACACCATTGCGAATTAATGTCCTTTTAGCATATAGCTCTTCGTCATTCAGAATTACATGTTCTCTTCCTTCTTCATCTAAACTTACAAAGAAATGTCTATATACCCAGTTGTCTCTTCCGACAGGGTTGCAGGTTAAGATAAAGTGCATGCTTACGTCTGGAGTACGAATACGGCCAAGCATCTCTTTATAGCCTTCGTACTTGATTTCACTACATTCTTCTAACCATACAATACTAACACCATGCAAAGACTTTACTTTCTCGGGCTTATCCATTCCTTTGAAGATTATTCTGCTTCCATTTGGAAACTTAAACTCCATCGGTGATTTCAACGCCCTTACTTTCGTTTTGAATGCTTGTTTATCATCATCTATAGTTAACAAATCCATGCCATTTAAGATTTCCTTAAACAAGTCATAACACGATTCAGTCAGTGTGTCATATACTTCTCTTATTACAAGAACTTTACGCTTTTCTTCTAAGCACTTAAGAATGATTTTCAAAGCTGCATGGTACGACTTACCACTACCGTACCCACCCACTAATAAGTAAGTCTCATAGTCCCAATCGAATACGAAATCAGCAAATCTTTCTGATACCTCCTTGGTAATCTCCATGCCTACTCATCCTCTCAATCATCGGGTCAGTCATTTAAGTCACCAGGCTTTGATTTCGCTTTTTTGGCTTTACTTTTTTTAACGCCTGTGCCTACAGAAGCAGCCCAATCCTCATCTTCTTCTTCAGAATCATTAGCACCTTTACGAATGATATTAACAACTATATTGTTGTCTTTATCTTGAGTATACAGCATGTCTCTGTTACGCTTCCATTGCTCTGGCTTTCTGTTGTTCAACCAACACATAATGGCTGTTGGATTGGGTGGGACTTCTCTTTCTATTTTCTCAACTCTTATAGCTCTGTTTCCATTCTTGTCTGGAGGACTGATTATTGTTTTTACGTCTGTTGTTGTATACCCTAATGCTGCTTTAAGTAGGGCATTCTCAACTCTGTAATCAACAATCTCTTTTCCATCTTTGATTGCTTGTTCAATCTCGGGATACGTTTTTCTCCATTCAATAAGCGTCTTTTCAGACACTCCTATTTTCTTAGCAATATCAGACAGAGTAAAATCTCTTGCCCAACAGCGAAGAAGTTCAAGCTTTTCTTCTTTAAGCCACTCATCTACTTTACTGCTATTTATACGTCCCATTTTACTCACCTCTTCCCTCCTTTAGTTTATTTTCAGATTCAAGATATTTTTTAGCGAGAACCGCTAAAGCATCTTCTTTATCTGACTTCTTTATTTCACCTTTAGCAATCAACCTTTCAATCGCTTTATCGAGGATTCGTCCATTTTTAGCTTTAATATCTGACCTACCAATGATGGTACTAATAGGTACATACTCTTTATCTTTAGCATCTTCAATCCAGACTTCTTTTAACTCTGACATATGCTTCTTCACTATTTCAAGCATTGCCATAAAACCAACTGCTGTGTTTCTGATTCTCAATGCTTTGCTTACATCAGTTATTGTATCAAGATATTTATCATATTCAGCCATTCGTAACATAAGAGTTTCATTTGACCTTACTTCTTTCATAACATCTTTTAATATAGCTCTAATCTCTTCAATCTCAGAAGGAAGAAACAAGATGTTTAATATTTGATATTGCAATCCTGAATAAGACATGCTCTGAGTACTTATGTTATCTAACAGCTTAAGTGTCTCATCATCCAATCCAGAATATGCTTTCATATTCACATCGTCAATACTCTCATATAGTTGCTTTAATATAGCCATGTCATCTTTACCACAAATGGCATTATGACTTAACTGAATAGCAATACGCTGGTCCTTTGTCAGTTTTTCCTCTGTTACTTGAACATCTATCTCTTGTAGCCCTGCTTCAATAGCTGCTTGAACTCTATGGTTTCCACTTAATACTACTAAATTCCCATCATCATCATAAACACAAAACG